GTTGAGATTGGTTGTTCCTGCGACAGATACAACATAGTAGTAACCCTTAGTACCGACTGAGCTTGTAAGAGTAGGAGTGTTGGTTGTTGCGTTCCAAGTTCCTTGATAATTTAAGTCTCCTAGTGGAGGAAGTTGAGATAATGGTACTTGACCACCTGAATCTAGCGTTGCTACGCCATTAGCTACTCCAGCATCTTTAGTAGAGGCAGTTCCTAGACCTGTAATGTCAGTATTCGGAATGGTAGAAGAAGCTGTAAGAGCTGCTGTTCCTGTTCCTTTTACATAGCCTGTAAGCGTTGTTGCACCTGTACCGCCATGTCCAACATCTAGTGTTCCTGTGATGTTAGAAGCAGGTAATGTAACGCCTGAAATAGTACCACCAGTAATAGCTACAGCATTGGCATTTTGTTCTGCCATTGTGCCAAGACCTGTTAAAGCATGGTCATCATTCCAATCTGAAGGTCGTACTACTGAAGTATCGTCTCCATCAGGTACGGTACTGACCTTAGTATGCTTAACTGTTATAGCCATCTTTATTGAACTCCAATGATTTTGCCGTCAGCTCCACGCACTACTGTTTTTGGTCTACTATGCTGTTGATTAATTGTATCAACTAACGCTGTAATCGCTTGAGCCATTTGCTGATTTCCTTGACCAATCGCATTAGCAATAGGTTGCATTGGATGTTCCATTGCATGAGCCATTGATTCTTCCATGAAGTACGCATCTGCACCGTCATCAGTACCAGCAGAGATACGAGCTGTCTCAATCTTCGCACCATTGTTAATGTGCGCTAACAAGACCTGAGTATTGCGTTCAGTCATCATCTTCATTTGAGCTACACGCATTTCCATTTCACGCTCTTGGGAATTACGCTGTTCTTCCAGTTGGAATTTAAGCTGATTCTCTTGAGCTTGGTACTCTTGCTTGGCTTTTTCTAGCTCCATGTTCATCTGCATCTTCTGTTGCTCTAGTTGAGCTTGGAATTGGAGCTTTTGCTGCTCTCCTTGTTGTTGCATCTGAACCTTTTGAATCTCTACAGGAGGAGGCTTTGGCTGACCTTTAGATTGTTCGTACTGTTTGCGTAAATCATCAGCAGTTTGGTCAATAATGCCTTCCAGTTGCTTACCTGCTTTGAACGCTGTAACACCAAATTTCAGCATTTCGCATAGCATTGGAGTTAGTTCAGGAGACGCTTGAGCTGCTGGTAAAGCAGTTTGCATAAATGAACCCACAGCAGATAGGAAAGCGATACGGTCTGCCTTTTCTTGCTGTTCATCTTGGTAAATCATTGAATCGCTAGTAACTTCAATACGGAAATTCTTAGCTGCTTCGTTTCTTAGGAGTTCAATAGCTTGTGGAATAAGCTGTTTATCTTGCTCAGATAACTGCATTGCACCGCTAATCTGTACCAAAGTCTCATCTGTAAAGTGATTACAAATAATTTGCGCTTTGATGGTCAATAAGCTGGTAGCAAAGTCTACTACTGCGTGTTGCATCGTCTTTAAGCGACCTGAAGCGTTGTTAGACTTGATAATCTGTGCGCCAAGTGTCTCATTAGGGTCTGATTGACCACGCTGAATGTCAGCAATACCCATCAATTCATAGATTTGACCTTTAACTTGCTCCATTGCTTGATAGCATTGAGCTAGAGCTTGAGCGAATGGAGTAATGTCTACTAAATCAATCGCTCCCTTCATGCCTTGTTTTTCAGCAAAAGCCATCCAGTTTTGTACTGGAATAAGAGTATTGTTCTCACCTTCGGAGAATAGACGCTGTAACTCAGAGCTTGAAGCATCGTATACGCCACGCACTTTAAGAGCGTTAATGAGACCATCAATACGGTCACATAAAGTATCCAGTTCTCTAGCTTGGTCTTGATAGATTACAAAGTCAGGAATTGGCTCTAATGAGTCTGTAGTAAGCGTTGAATACAACGGTTTAGGACAAGGCCAGAAGTTTTCAAGCTGTAAAGGGTCATCACGCTCATCAATAATCTTGCCTAATGACTTAGAAATCCAAAAGACTTTACCTGTTTCTTTATCCCAAATTTCATAGACTAGAGCTTCATAAACTCCTACTTCACTCTTGTACGAATTCTTGTCATCTGCTGGTTTAGTATCAAGCGGAACTTTTCCACCGATTTCTTCACCGAATCGCTCAACAAGTGCAGGTCTAGACATATAAACTTTGCGCCAAACTGCTGTAACTTCTTCCCAAGTTCTTGCACCGGGACTATGACCAAATTCTTTCCAATGCACATAATCGACTGGAGCGCACTCATATTCGATGCGTTCAGGAGATTCATTTTCTTCACCTTCAGGTGTCTCTGCTTCATCTGAATCTTCGGTAACTTGGAAGCCATCGTCAGGTTCTCCACCTTCATCTGCTTCAAAATGAGGCTCATAGCGAACCCATGAAACGCCACGACCACCTAATAGACGGTCAAGAACGGCATTATTCATTGCTGATTTGTAGTCACCATAATGCTCAATCTCAAACTCTAAAGCTCGTTCAAGCATCATTGACGCTACACGACCAATAGGGTCATTGTCTCTAAAGCGTCTGCTTACATCAGGTCTAGGTAATCTAGCAAAGATAGCTGGTTGAATAGTCTGAACATTAGACCAAAGGATGTTGAATCGAGCATTAGGATTTCGGTCATAGCGACTATCATCTTTGTACTTCTTTACGATTCGGTCAGCTCTAGCTTCCCATCTTTTATATGTACGCTCATACGATGCTATGGTTTTGTACCAATCTTCGTATGTACGGTCTACTGTTGCTTTATCGTTTGCCATAGAATTGCCTTAAAAGATGGTTATTTTGGCGAAATGTTTGAAATATTTTACCCTTTTTCGCTAAATTCTACTATTAGTTTGTTTTGGTGATTGTTTCCACATATCGTTAAGACTTACATCAGTCTGACCAACATACAATCCTTTCATTTCTTCCAATGGTGGAGGAGGCGGACTTGCCATCTGCATAATCTGACAGCCGTATGAGAATCCATCCCCATCGTGAGAAGCCCAATCATGCAAAGGAGCTGAACCGAATGTCTTAGTTATATCGCTATAGGCATAGCTCCACGCTCTTAGACCATCTAATCCTATCTTGCAGTTAGTCTCATTAAAACGAACCCTTGAAATGATTACCCTTGCAGCATTGATACGGTCAGCTATGCTAGTTTGAGGCGTAATGTCGCATTTATCGTTTCCAAAGAACTTCAGGAATATCTCAATAGCCGATTCTTTAGCTGAGAATGTCTTGGTTCTAGCGTCATGAGGAAGCCAAATACATCCTAATGGATTGCGACTACCTGATAATTCGTACTTACATAGGCGTTTATGTATGCGTTCTGCCCATTCTTCAGCGTCTATTCCAAAGCCTGAATCATAGTCAATGATGTTATAGCCACCAATAGTCGGTTGCCAAAACCACCAAGTAGCTGTATCTCTACGACCAATATCCACGCTTATCTGTATAGGCTGACCATTAGGGTCAAAGACTACATCATCGCTAATCTTTCCAGCTCGCTCACTTATCGTAATCTGTCTAGCTAGGATTGCTCCTAAGTTGGCAGCATCAAAGGAGCATAGATACTCCTGTTCAAATTTAGACCTACCGTAATCTTCACCAAAGTCAGCTATGTAGTTGTTTAGCTCAGCTTCTAGCTGTTCAGGTGAAAATATGCCTGTCTGAGTAGCATCTAGCACTTGAGCAAAGGCTTCAGGATTGTGTCTAGCAGCTTCTAATGTCGTATAAGCATGATTTCTGCCTCTAGGCGTTGTATTGAATATCTGCCATCCACCGTTCTCCATCAGAATCGGTCTGAGATACGCTCTAGTAGCTGGATTACTCAATGCCCATTCTGAGTACACAATGCCAGCAGGAGGCGAACCAACGAGCTTAGAAGGGTCATCTGAGCCTACCGCTTGAAAGGATGAACCATTCTTGAAGATAATCTTCATTTCGTCATTACGAGTGCTTGTTCTTAGCTCTAATGGAAAAGCCTCATCTATACGCTTTTTACCAGTATGAGGATTGATAGCATCCCAAATAGCTTTACGAGCTTGATTGTATTCAGGAAGCATATACCAATACTGAGCTACCCTTCTGAATGCTGCAACTGCACAGAAGTGCAATCCAACTTCATCCTTACCGCTTCTTCGATGCCAAACCAATTCACAATGTTTGCCACCATTTTGCATATATCTCCATGCTGGAAGCTGGTAATCTCTAGGAATCCAGTTATTAGGCAGTCGGATAGTAGTCAAAAGTTTACTGTCTGTACGATGATTGGATTTTCTTTATCGCCTACTAACTCAGTTCTAGCTAGTTTAGGTACATGAAACTCAGCTACTTGCATTAAGCAATCAAAAGCTACTTTAGCTCCTAGCTTCTCATTGGAGGCTATTTCTTCTAGCCATCCTTGAAGTTTATCTGCGTTGTTATCAACAAAATTAGCAAAAGCTAATCTAGCTATTCCAGTAGCTTTATTAGGCGTACCAGCTTGTCTACCGCCTGATTTAGGCAAACCTTTAGGCTTACCACTATTGGCTCTAGCACCGCCTCTACGCTCTTTTTTGACAGATTTTTCTACTTTAGATTCCATATATTCTCAAGTATTTGATATATAAGGGTTTTATTGTAGCCTATTTTTTAAGCAATATCAGGGTCATGTATTTTGTTCATAGCTGACAATAGTGCAGCTTTACGCTTCATGCGCTGATTCTCTTTAATCTGTAGCACATTGTTTTTATTGGCTACATTAAGTTCAGGTTTCTTAGTGTCTTTACGACTTACTAATGCAGGAAGATTTGCAGCCATTATTCTTTCTCCTTTACATATTTGTCGTAAGTAGCTTCTAATTTAGCTTTTCGGCTGCCTTTAGCATATTCACGCTCTGTATTAAGAGCAATAGCTAATGCCTGTTTTTTAGGCTTTCCAGCTTTCATTTCGGCTTTAATGTTTTTTCCGACTGATTGTGCGCTTCCGCTTTTATCGAGTGGCATATCTATTCCTTAATAAGAGTAAACACGCTCCAATAAGGATAAGCCTCAAAGAAGTTAGCATCTACTTCTGCTGTTGGCTTAAACTCAGAGCGCACAAAATCATTATAACTCTGAACATCAAATAGTAAATTACCTTTTTTAAATAATTTAGACCAATATTCAATTCTTTGAATGTTTACATGAGTAGGGTCTCCCATGTACATTTCTTTGGTTTCACCGTCTCTGATAGCGTCTAAGCATAAGAACATTTTGCCTTTTGGCTTCAATATACGCTCAAACTCACTTACTATATCTTTCATGAGTTCTTCAGGAATATGCTCTAGCACTTGAGCTGAATGGACTAAATCTACAGAGTTGTCCTCCAATGGTATTTTGGTAAGTGAGCCACAAATTAGCTCATCGTTATCAAAATGCTCAGTTCCTAGCTCAATCATATAAGCCGATAAATCCATACCTATCGTCTTAAATCCTAGCTTTTTGAATCCATTAAGTATTGAACCACAAGCACATCCACCATCAAATACAACTGAATCTACTGGTAAACCCTTAGATACCATTTTTGCGTATTCTTCTTGCCAGTAACCATGACCTAAGTAATCAAGGTCGGCATCTTTATGCTCTGCATAGTATTGCTCATCGTACTCAAGAGCAGATAAGCCTACGAGCTGCATTATTTAAGAAAGCGTAGTTTGTATAGCGTTGAATCTATGAGTTGCTGGATTTCAGCTACGATATTGACCAATTCTTGTTCTTTAGGAAGGTCTTTATTGGCTTCATCTACAAAAGTCTTTAATGATTCTAGGTACTTTAAAGGGTCTTTAGGAAGATGGTAGGTACTAGGAAACGACTTTAACTGCTCGTATCTACCCATATAGGCTTCAGCGTAGTCATCTGCAAGCTCTATGATAGCTTCATAGAAATTGCCCAAAGCCTTATGCTGTGCGTAAGAATTAGTGGATAAATGAAAGAAGTGAGTATTTGTACCGCTATGAAACAGGGTAGCAACAAACATAGCAACATTTTCATTCATATCACTTCCTTTTTAATATAAAATTAACTTAGCCAAAATACTCCTTCACAAGCAGTTTGGCTAAAAGCCCTTATTGGTTTACCGACCTTTAAGGGCTTTGCTTTTCGTCAATTATATCAATATAAACCAAACATCCACCACCTTTTTTAATCTCTCCACGATGCACGATTAATACATCAATTTGCTCGTCATTATCAAATACTCCAGCATCAGCTAAAGCATCCCATAAAGCCTTAATTCGGTTATCTATATCCTGTTTTCTACGGTCTCTAGGATATAAAGTCACTTGAAACTCTAGTCTTGCAGTTCCTAACTTCGGTATTGCATACTCAGCTACATAATCTGAAACAGCTTCTTTAAAGGCTACTCCAGCTTTAGATACATACCTTCTATGACCATGAGTTCCCCAATAATGGTTAATTGATGGAGGAAGCGGAAGGTTAAGAACCAACATCTACAAATCCAGTTATGTAATTTTGTGGATGATATTTCCCATGTCCTTCAAAAGACTGAATTGTTTGTGGAATTACTAGCTTTATTTCTCCACAATGGCAGCAAATATGCTTATATTGAGGAGGCATAGAAGTTAAAACTACACCTGAATCATGCCAACAATGTGTATGTGGATTAGTCATTTAGTATCCGATTGGTGAGTTCAAGCAGAGCTTCCTCTGTCGTTGAGTGAGTAGATTCCCAAGCTCTACGCCCAAGCTGGTGAATACCAAGATGGAATCGGTGATGTATTGGGCAGAGTCCGATTGTTGGAGCTGTTTTTCGCTGACCTGCTCTACGAATATGGTGGATTTCACATTCCGTACCTTCGTTTCCTTGTGAGTAACACAATATGCACCCAATTTCTGCAATTTTTCTGTATCGTTCTTTTTCATTTTTAGTCATGTAGGCTTGTTTGAGGAATCCAATATTGCTTTTCTCTACCTTCTTTTTTGGAATATAACCATTCAGGATGTAATTTAGCCTCATTAACTGTATACCATCCTCGGATTTTATATGTTCCGTTTGCTCCTGTAAGTAGATAAAACTGCTTATCTTCAGGGTCATTAGGCTTTATATGCAAATCTCCATTGGCATAAGGAGTTGTTCTTATTTCAAATTCTCCTACATCAGAAGTGTTTTTAGCTCCCTTCCACCAATACAGGTTTAGGTGTTTAGCAAAAGCAGCTTCAGCTAATGCACCGCCTATCATTCTTTGCCAAAAGTCATCGACCTTTTCACCTGAGACGCTGTATGTCTCCTTGTTTTGAATGTTTTGTACAGCTCTTTGGCATCCTACAAAAGCAGCCATTTGAATTTCAGAAGGACTAAGAACTATGTCAGTCATTTTTCATTTCTTATCATGTTCTCTAATAAATTGTTCAATCTTCCTGAACTTCTTTAAATAGCTCTGAAAACGATTTGGTATTGGAGTAGTTGCTTTAGCCATATAGAAATCGTAAATGTCCTGTTCAGGTATCATTTCTCTTGTGCCTTTCTTAGTATTGCTCTAGCAAACTCAATTACTCCTGTTTGCCAATCCATGTCTAAATGTTTTTCAGATAATTCTTTAATTTCCTCATCTGTTAGTGTCTTAAAAGCTGGCTTATAAATTGTTGTGCCACATTGAAGGCAGATTGATTCATAGTTTGAAAACCTGTCTTTTGCTTTTGATTCCTTTGCTGGATGGGTGTAGAGTGGAATTAAATCATCAGGTTCTACACAAGCAATGATTTCATTAAATACAGTTCCACTTGGTTTGTGCATCCACGCTACTGGTTCATTGTTCATTGCAATACTCTTGGTGAAGGTGGAGACGGAGGAGACATAGGAACTGTATAGCTAGTCGTTCCAATCGCATAACCTGAAGGCGTTACGACTTGGTTCGGATAGACAGTAATGTTCTGTACAGGATAACCAGCATTATTAACGACTGTAGCTTGATTACCTTGTACTTGTATGACTCCAGCTTGATAGCCTTGAGGAGTTGATATTACATAAGTTTGAGCTTGTGCAGTACCAACAAAAGCCAATAAAATCAATAGTTTAGAATGGAACATCATCAATAAACTCCTTAGAAACTTGTTGAGTAGGAATAGCTTTATCTTCAGGTGGATTTAAGTAAGCTAGTAAACCGCCTTCTTTTATTGCATATAAAGGCAATATTTCCAGTTTAAGCATCAATCCATGTTTGGTTTCCATGATTACGCCAATCGACTGATAACGCTTTTTAGTCGCTCCTTCTTTGTCTTGGTACTCTGAAACTGCTGCTTTTACAAAATGAGTGATAGCCATTATTGATTCTCCATTAATTTAACTTCTGTAGATACTTCTTCTAAAAACTGATTAATTTCTGCTTCCATGTACAAAATGAACTCTGCGTCTTTAGGAATTTTGACAATCAAAAGCTGACTGCGTTCAGGCATACGAGGGTCAAAACTAACAAAGTCGCACCATTTCGCTCCAGTTACCGCCATTTGAGCTTGCATCTGAATAAAGTATTTTTTAGGTGGCTCTTTAGCTTTAAAGTATTCCCAATGCGTAGCAGAATTAGGACATTTAATCTCCAAAAGACCATCTTTACCTACCAATCCATCAGGTGAGCATCCAAATCCTTGAATCTTAGGATGGTCAATAAATGGTACTTGGTCTACAAAGTTATTGGTGCTGACTTCATAAGCTACCCTTGCTTGAGGCTCTGTAGCAGTTCCCCATTCCATAGCAGCATTGGTATATGATGGTTCTATGGTCTTTGTAGTTCGCTGCAAGGCAAGCTCAATCAGATAGTTTTGTCTACTAACTGAAGTACCTGTCTTTGTCTTTGCGAGTATGTCGGCTACCCTAGAAGCTGTTACTTTGCCTCTACGGAGTTCATGCCATTCAGGAGTTCCCTGTTCAATCATGCAAATTCTCCTTTTTTCAAGTCTTTAGCGTTGGCAATCAACTGAACTGCGTTTTTATCTTTGGCTAGTGCTGCATAAGCCGTTCCATAAACTCTTTTTAAATCTTCAATGGTTTTGCATACATTGATTTCTCCTACCCATTCTTTTGCTAAATCAGTCAAATCAGGAGTTGGTTCATCAGGAATATCCTCACCAGCATAGATATAAAGACCGATTCCATGAAGTGCGATAGCTTTGGCTAGGCAGCGTTGCATAGCTGTATTGACTGCAAAAGAGTCAGGATTGGAGATAGCTTTGTTTTGAGGATTTAAGACAGGTAACTGAGCTGTCATGGTTTTGCCAAAAGCTGATACTGAGCAAAATACCATTAAAGTGTCACCAAACTGCATAGGAGCTTGATAATCCCATGTTGCCATAGGGTCAGCTTGTAGTAGTTGGTCTACTGCCCAAGCCCATGAAAGGTAAGTAAATTTACCCTTCTTTTCTGTGTGTTCGTTTACATTGATTTTGCGTAGTTCTAAATAACTCATCACTTACTCCTTAGTCGTTGATTTCAAATTCTGCTACTTCTTTGGCATGATGTTCCATGTAATCCATAGCCATCATTACTATTTTTCTACCGATTTGCTCGTAATCGCCTGTATCTATAACATCTTGCAAGGCTTTGGAATCGTCTACACCCATTTCACTAAGAGCCTCAGAAATAGCACCTGAAGTTCTGTAGTCAAATTTGCCACCGATTTTGAGAAGTTCCCATGTGCGTTCTTCAATTTCATCGGAACGGTCATCATAGTCATTAGGTTCGTAGTAGGCATCAGCTCTGTTCATTCCCATGATTAAGCTCCAAAGGCGAACATTGCGCCTAAAAGAATACCTAGAAAAATTACGCCTACCCATTCAATAATTTTGGTTTTCATTTTTGAGCTTTCAATGTTTTTAAAGCCTGGTCATAAACCGATGATGAAGAAACTCCATAAAACTTAAAACTTGTTGGAATTTGTCCAAGTTGATTTTTTAAACCATTTAAGTTAAGAA